GAAGGCAATACAAGCGGTGGAATCGTAGCGAACAGGACTCGCCCTGCGAAGTACATCAGCGGATGCTTCCGCATAGGCTTTGCGCCGTCATCCTCATGGAGCGCAGACAAGGCTCTTGCCATCGATGGTCAGTGCGGATACAGCACGATTGCAGTGCTTCAGAAAGTTCTCAAGAAGAAAGGATGCTACTCCGACAAGATCGATGCCGTCCTCGGGAAAAATACAGTGAAGGGCATACAGAAGCTCTGTGGCGTAGCGCAGGACGGATCATGGGGGCAGAAAACATCTAAAGCCTTTCAGAAGTTCCTTGGCGTTTCTGCTGACGGATGGTTCGGCGAGAACAGCGTGAAAGCTATGCAGAAATGGCTTAACAAACAGAACGTATCTACTCCCAGTAAAAAGCCTGTAGCGAAGAAGACCATATGGGACAAGGCTAATGCATGGGCGATCAAGATTGCTAATGACAACAGATACAAGTATGTCAGATACACTGATGATCCGCATACTCATGAGTGTTGCATATGCCATCCGAGAGGTTATGCCTTCGGGTGGAACTGCATAGGATTCGCCTTTGCTGTTTGGAGACATGGTGCAGGCATCAAGTGTAATTGCTCATGCGATGTGTTCAACAACTCACAGGCTGACAGGCTCATTAGAATGACCGCATCCGAAGCACTTGCTTTCGTGAAGAAGTTTACGGGTCTGTCAACGGTCAATGTGTACAGGACGAAGACCTACTTCCCTGTTAAGAATCTCAAGCAAGGTGACATCGTGCTTCTCTATGACAGCGATTACACATACTATCACACTATGTATTACATGGGCGGAGGCAAATGGGCTGATGCTCGTAGTAATCGTGGTATCGTAGCCAATGTTGCTCTCGAAGCTGACATGGTCAAGGACATCAAGTGCGTTATCCGCTATACAGGAAAGGTAGCGTGACAGACATGACAGATTACTCATGGCTCGTACAGCTTGCGGGGTACGTTATCAGCGGACTTGTAGCACTCATTGTAGCAGGAAAGCAACACAGCAAGACGACTGCTCTCCTTGAGTACAGGCTCGAACAACTTGAAAAGAAGATGGATAAGCACAATCAAAGTGTCGAAAGGCTGACAGTGCTTGAAGCCAAGTTCGATTTACTGGAAGGACGAAAGAGCAATGGATGAACAGAAAGTTCCATACATAGTGTTCGAAGGGGAACAGGCAAGGCACGAGCGCACAGCAAAACGCCTCGTTATAGCACTGATCATCAGCATAGCATTGCTGTTCGCAACTAACCTTGCGTGGCTGTACTTCTTCAACAGCTTCGATATTGTAACGGAAACTGTAACGCAGGATACAGATACTGGTGGATACAATGCCTATGTAGGCAGAAATGGAGCGATAACAAATGGCGCAACAGAAAGTCAAGACAAGAACGATGACCACTAGGCGTAGTCGTGCGCAGAACAGAACGATGCTCCGAACCCGTGTTGTGCAGAATCACAGAGCGGTGAATTTAAGGGCAAATAACAGAAGGCGTTTGGTGGTAAGACGATGAGAGACTATTCAAGAAGCGAACTTGAGTCAGCTATCGATGAATGGATTCTTAACGAGAAGCATCGAGCCATACTGAAGAGGCGGCTCTTGGATGGCATCTGCTTTGAGCCATTGGCAGAAGAGTTCGATATGTCACCACGGCAGATAAAACGAATAGTCTACAAGTGTCAGGAGACACTATTCCGACACATATAAGGCATCAAAAGAGGCACTCTGACGACATCGTCAGGGTGCTTTTTTCTTGCAACAATTTACAAAAAAGGAGGTGCGTTATGTGGATTGAATATCAACCCAATCCAGTCGGAAGGCGAGTCGGTGACTGCGCAGTAAGAGCGGTAGCGAAAGCCTTGGACACGGACTGGGAATCAGCTTACATCATGCTCGTGTCGAACGGCTACGCTATGGGAGATATGCCGAGTTCAGATGCAGTATGGGGAGCAACACTTCGTCAGCACGGCTTCTATCGTAAGACACTCCCCGATGAGTGTCCTGACTGTTACAACGCAGTGGACTTCATGACAGACCATCCGAAAGGGACATATGTGCTTGGCTTCGGTGGACATGTAGCGACAGTAATGGACGGAGACTTATACGACACATGGGATTCTTCGATGGAGATCCCACAGTTCTACTGGTATAGGAAGGAGGAAGAAGAATAATGGCATACAACAACTATTTCCCTATGGGATATCAGCAGTATTATCCGCAGATGCAAGGTGTTCAGAACCTCCCACAGCAGAATCAACCACAGCAGAACAATTCCATCATATGGGTACAGGGCGAGGCAGGGGCGAAGTCGTACCTCGTAGCACCTAACTCCACAGTCACTCTGTGGGACACGGAATCAGAGACTATCTACATCAAGTCGGCTGATGCTTCGGGAATGCCGAACATGAAAGTCCTCGACTACACGATAAGAGGCAATGCCGTAGAGCGTACAAACAATATCCCTATGCAGAACGGCTTCGCTACCAAGGATGACCTCGATGCACTCAGAGCAGACTTCAATGCACTTAAAGCAAAGATAGAGGAAGGAGCGACAAAATGAACATCAATCCTAACATGATCCAGCAGTTCATGCAGTTCAGGCAGAACTTCAGAGGGGATGCCCGTGCGCAGATTCAGCAGATGCTGAACTCAGGGCAGATATCCCAAGCACAGTACGACAACGCTGTGAAGATGGCACAGCAACTTCAGCAGATGTTAACAAACAAATAGGGAGTATTATTCATACTCCCATTTAAAACCTTTAGCTGTTTTCTTTCTTCCTTGTAGGCAGTTGGAAATAAACGAGGGACTACACATGACAGCTTTAGATGCAGATGCGATTGAATCCCATTTAGCAATGACATTGCCATCAAGATCCTTTTGAATAACTGCTTTGCTATTGTGATTCAAAGCTCCAAAACGGCCTGTCATGGGTGATGGTTCTCTTAATCCTTGATTAATGGCATGTAGCTGATTCTCGCTCCGAGATGCCCATTCAAGATTAGACACATTGTTGTTGGTCTTGATGCCATCGATATGGTTTATTTCACTTTTGCCTTGAGGATTAGGAAGAAATGCTTGGGCAACGAGTCTATGCACATAATACATTTTGCCATTGGCATTTTTGTAAAGTTCAACCTTCATATAACCGCAATTTGTAGGGCTTTGCTTAAGCAGGGTATTTGGTCTTCTTTTGTGGGATCTGATGTTGCCATGATTGCTTACTTGATACAAACCTTCATATCCTGCGATATCTTTCCATATTTCTTTCATAAAAATAACACCTGCCTTTCGTGCTTGCCTTAAATGTTATGCGATGGAAACCATTAAGGCATTATGGTGTTCGGGAGCTACCCTATCCATCGCTAATTAATTATAACACAGATACATCTTGCGCAAGTGTATATATACTAATTCTTTTTTAACGAAAGGAGAAAACAAATGGCTTTTACAGAAGATAATAACGGAAGTCCTTTCACAATGCCAGTATCACCAATGTATGGTGGCGGCAACGGAAACGGCTATGGCTTCGGCAACGATGGATGGTGGGTCATTCTTCTCTTCCTTCTCTGCGGAGCTAACGGATGGGGCAACGGCTTCGGCGGTGGCTACGGCGGAGGAGCAGGCTTTGTAGATTCTTCCATTCAGAGAGGCTTTGACCAGTCTGCCGTAATGAGCGGAATCAGTGGACTCACATCCGCAGTAACAAGCGGTTTCGGTGATGTTCAGACTGCACTCTGCGGAGGATTCGCAGGAGTCAACAGCAACATCGCTAACGGCTTCGCACAGGCAGAGATCGCCGCAAACGCAAGACAGATAGCTGACCTTCAGCAGAACTTCGCACTTCAGTCACAGTTCGCAGACTGTTGCTGTGAGAACAGACTCGGTATCGCTGACCTGAAATACACTGTTGCTACAGAGAACTGCGCTGACAGAACACAGTCAATGCAGAACACAAGAGACATCATCGAAGCAGGAAACAGAAACAGTCAGGCAATCCTTGACAAGCTCTGCGCACTCGAACTCGATGGAGTCAAGGCACAGCTTGCACAGGCAGAGAGAGAAAACCTCGGCCTTCAGAATCAGCTGAACATGGCATCGATGCAGAACGGCATGAATGCGGAAGTCGATGCTCTCTACAACAGACTCAAGAACTGCCCAGTTCCAAGTATGCCAGTATACGGCACTACGCCAATCTTTACTTGCAACGGCAACAACTGCGGATGCGGATGCGGTAGCTTCTAAGGAGGTGTGCTATGGCAGAGTTTACTTATAATCCTATTCAGCTTGTGAACCCTAATCAGCCAGTGATCCTGAACAACTCAATACCTTGTCAGAAAAACTACGTGATTCACAGAAACGAGAGCGGAATTGTAACTCTTCGTGGCATCGTCAACAATCCTTGCGCTTGCTTTGCACGTTATCAGGTGACATTCAACGGGAACATCGCAATCCCTGAAGGTGGCACAGCCGCGCCGATAAGCGTTTCGCTCGCCATAGACGGAGAGCCTGTCCTCACATCAAGAGCGATAGTAACTCCTGCGGCGGCAGACGAATACTTCAACGTGACCTCTACAGCCATCATCACGATCCCTAAGGGATGCTGTGAAAACATCAGCGTAGAAAACACATCGGAAAGCGCAACGCCTGCGACAGTCCCTGCACCACAGATTAACGTGCAGAATGCAAACTTGACAGTAACGAGAATAGCGTAGGAAGGAGGAACGAGATGCATAAACTTTATCAGCTTAAAGAAATGCTCTGCGAAGAACTTGAGCAGTACGGAGACCGCGACAAGCTGACATCCTCATCACTCGAAACAGTAGACAAACTGGCACACGCGGCAAAGAATGTCGCCAAGATCATCGAGTCATGTGAGGAAGAGAAGTACAGCAACGGCATGGGCAGAGGCTATGGTCGCTCCTATGAGGACAGATACTCAAGGGACGGCTACTACTACGATGATGGTGGTATGTCCAATAGAAGAGGCAGAGGCATGAACGGCAGATTCGTATCAAGAGACGGAAGCGACATGGCTCGCAAGCTCCGTGAGATGATGAACGAAGCACCTGATGACAGTGCTCGTCAGGAACTTCAGAGACTTGCCGACAAAATGGAACAAATGTAGACGAGTGTGTAATGCGCTGTGTATTATAATAGTAGGGTTTTTCTCATTGTTGCATACTTCCCTCTAAAAGACTAAGCGCATAATAACAATCACTCTCTTACACGGGAAAAGGCTCATTGCAGTGAGCCTTTTTTCGTGCTTACCGAGTGGCAGAAAAGTGGCAGAATTATCCGAAAAGTGGCAGAACTATCCGAAACGAGTTTTAACGCAACCCCAATGATTCCAACGCGTTGAGCCGATAAGCCTTGAAATTCCAACGCTTTGAGTGTAACTGATGATAACTCCTGATGCCTGCTGATAACAGTATTAACGGGTTCAAATCCCCCTCTCTCCGCCATATAATCGCTGAAATTCCAATGGTTTCAGCGTTTTTTTATTTCCTTGGGTGGCAGAAAAGTGGCAGATTTACCAAGTTTTGATTCGATGGTGTCAGCGATGCCCCTTGAGGACTCAGAAGCACCACCAAAAACATGAGTGTAGATTCCGAGTGTCGTGTTGACATTCGAGTGTCCGAGTTCCCTGCTGATCCGTGCGATATCTATGTGCGCATTGTTCAGCATTGAAGCGAATGTATGCCTCAAGTCGTGCAGTGAAACATGAGGCAGATCGTTGTCGGCCTCGATTTTATAGATGTGATTCGACAGAGTAGACGGATTCATCGGCTGACCGAACCCGTCCTGTATGAGATAGTCCGTATGATCATATTCAAATGCCTGATGCTCTTTGATAAGGACATCAATGTCCCTGACAAGCGAGTCGGGAAGAGCAAGGACTCTGTGTGATGTGGCAGTCTTCGTGTCCTGCACTATCTCCGAGTCGGACACTCTGTGCCGTGTCTCTGATACAGTGACGGCCTTGAACGGGATGCTGATATGCTCCTCGCGCAGACCCAGTATCTCCGACCTACGCAGACCACAGAGCAGAGCCAGTTTATATCCTACCTTGAAATCGAGCCGTTCGTTATCGAGCGCATTAAGGAACTTGACGACATCCTCTTCATTGAAGATATCGACATCCTTCTTGGTATTCTTCGGCAGGGTAACTTTACGGCACGGATTATCAGACAGCAGACCGAGGTGTATCGCTCTGTCATATGCAGAGGACAGCACACTGATGGTATTCCTAATAGTCTTCGGAGACCACTTATCTGCGTTATCAGAGATGAATTTATCGATAAGGTACGGAGTTGCCTCTGCGGCGATTTCGTCTCTGATATCTGTGCTGAGTCGGCTCTTGCAGTTCTCATAGCCCCTTATGGTAGTAGCCTTGATGCCGAGTCTCTTCCTTGATTCGATGTATGCATCCAGTATCTCTTCGACAGTATCTCTTGTATCCTGTTTGCGGAGGCATTCTCTTTCGAAGTCTACATACATCTTCGGAAGGTCACGCTTCTTCTCATAAGTGACAGTCTTCGTCCTGCGTTTACGCTTCTTGCCTGACCCCATATTCACTATCAGCTTCGCTTTGTGTTTATTTATTATCTCTATCATGGTCATTCCCTTACATATCTATCGAAGAACTCACTCGGCTTGAAGTTAAGCACTTTAGATATCCTCATTATTAAATCAAAGTTCGGCTCTCTTGATCCTAACTCATAACGGCCATAAGCTACTTGGCTGATGCCGAGCTTATTTGCGACCTCGGCTTGAGTAAGACCGAGTTCAGTCCTGCGTTCCTTTATAAAGTTCCCGTAGGCTTTTGAAATTTCGTTCATGTCTATGTCCCTCCTTCATATATATACTATCATAATCTATTAAAAAAATGTTTGTGAAAAGACCAAAATGGTATTGACATTCAGACCATTATGGTTTAAAGTTTATTAAGGAAGGGGAAGCCGAAAACGGTTTACCACAAGATATGGAAGGAGGTATTATGAGAGACACAAATTATAAGATCCGTGGTTGGATGGGTTCGAACAAGGTGTCCGTCAGGGAACTGGCAGAACGGATGGGCGTATCCTACAACACTCTCAAGACGAGAATGTCGGGCAAGACTCCGTGGAAGCTCTCCGATATTGAGAAGCTGATGGAAGTAACTGGCCTGAAGTTCGAAGAGTTATTCTAATTTTTTTAACCTGAAATAGACCAAAATGGTTTAGGAGAAAGATGGAAGAGAAGAGACTTACGCCTATCAAGGCAATCAGAGCAAAGTGTCTTGACTGCTGTTGTTGGAACAGTAACGAAGTCAGGCTCTGCCCAGTGAGAGATTGCGC